AGGATCACCGAACTCCTGGAGCACAGCGACATGTTCGACATGGGAGAGATAATCGCGGACAGTCGCGGCACGGGCTCACAGCAGAAGGTGACCCTAATTGGAAGTTAATGGAAGATACGAAAGACAGAAATAGACCACCGACTTACCCTATAATGGGTATTACGAATGCCACGAAAGATGCCTAAACTACCCAGCCAAACTATCCAGGTCGACAGCAGAGGTCGGATAACGATACCAGATTACCTGAGAGACGCTGCCAAGATCAAGAATGATGGCTGGGTAACTATCCACGCGGAGCCCAACCTCAAGGAGTGCAAGGGCCTTCTACTCATAGCGGAGAAGGTCTGACATGACCCTGATGTTCAAGAAACATCACCTCAAGATGGTCATCGCCGGAAAGAAGACCATGACCAGGCGAGTACACAAACGGCCTCTGAAAGCTGGGCGAGTCTATCAGCTAAGGCGAGACTGGTATCACTCGATCCCCGTCTGGATAGAGATGCTGAAGGTCTACACAGAACGACTGGGCGACATCTCAGAAGAGGACGCTCGAAAGGAGGGCGGCTACACGATCGAAGAGTTCAAGGACGTCTGGAGAGACATAACCAAGGCCTGGACCCCAGAAATGGATGTCACGGTCTACGAGTTCGAGGTGGTAGAACCTGAAGAGCCAGCTAGAGGGGAGACAGTTAAAGTGCCCTCCCGAACTCCAGCACCTAATTGAGGACCTACGAGAGCTCAAACTCGACGGTGAAAACCCAAATAAAATGACACAGAGGCAGCTCCGACAGACCTGGTCCAGTCTGAGAAGCCTTGGATGGCTCGATGTCATTCTCACCAACAAGGAGGGAATCGTCGCAGACGGGGAGCAGAGAGTCACGGTCTGCCTAGACCCCGAGAAACGAGGCCTCAAGAAACCTGGACCCCCGGAAAACTTCGGACCTGTCTTGCGCCTACCTGTGAGCGAGGTCGACCGACGTCTGATCCGACAGGTCAAAAACAAGATAAAAGGTCGACACGATAAGACCCTCGACGCCAACGAGTTTCACAAGATCGTTGCAGCCAACCGAGAGGACGACCTTAAGGAGCTTCTCGGGATGTCCGATCAGATGCTCATGAAGGCCCTTGAGCAGAGCAAACTTACAGGGGTGCTAGAGTCACAGATAGAAGAGGAGACGGTTGCTGATAGTGTCGAGTGCCCGAATTGCAAATTCGTCTTTAACCCTGAGAACTTTATGATCGAGAGAGTGATCCTTGAGGAGGAGACCGAGAGAATAGGGGCCTATATCGAGGGGCACGATCTCGACATCAGCGACTACATAGGACTCGGCAAGACTCAGACCGTCTCACTGAACACCGTCTATGAGACAACAACCCCTGAGGCCACCGAGAGAGTGATCGCAGTCTCAGAATCCTTCGGCGTAGGCATCGATGAGACGGTGAAATTCAAGGTCTTCGAGGACCTAGTTTTCAATTACAAAGACGACGATCTCATCTACGTGACCGGGGACTCAGGCTCAGGGAAGACCACGCTGCTCCGACTATTCGCAGAACATGAGCGAGATCGAGAGAGAAAAGTATCAGAGTTCAGATACGTAGGGACAGAAGAAGGTAGCATAATCGAAGGTCTCGGAGGCGATGCAGAAGAGGCTATGCGCCTATTCGCAGCCGCCGGACTAAGCGAAGCCTTCCTCATGCTCAGAAAATACGATGAACTCAGCGACGGACAGAGATATCGATACAGGATCGCTCGGATGCTCTCGACGGATGCAGACGTCTACATCGTGGACGAGATAGGAGCCACACTCGACCGGGTCATGGCGAAGGTCCTGGTCTTCAACCTCCAGAAATGGGCCAGACGACAGGGGAAGATGGTCGTCGCCGCCAGCACACACCACGACCTCATAGAGGACTTTAACCCAGACACCCTCATATTCAAGGGCTTCGGCGAGACAGCTCAGATCCGGTACTACGACCCAGAGCCCAAGGAGATAAGCCTCACCGGGGACATGGTCATCGAACCAGGGACACTCAAGGACTACGAGGAGCTAGAGCGATTCCACTACCTCGGCAGAACCCCCAGCCACCGACAGAACATCTTCAAGCTCACGTACAAGGAGAAAACCATCGGAGTCGTCCTCTACATCTCACCCTTCCTCTCATGCAGCGCACGCAACCAGGCAATGCCACAGTACAAGGGGAGAGGCAGCAAGGAACAGGCAGAACTTGTCAACCGGGAGATAACCAGACTCGCCAGAATCATCATTAACCCCAAATTCAGGGGAGCAGGCCTCGCCGTCAAGCTCGTCAGGGAGACCATGCCCCTCACCGGGAAGAGAGTAGTCGAGACAATCGCCGCCATGGCACGGTATAACCCCTTCTTCGTAAAGGCCGGCATGACACTCGTAGGAGAAATGGACTACCAACCCCACCAGAAGAAACTCGTAGCCATCATCGAGAGTTACGGCTCAGATACTGCCACACTCCACAGCCCCAGAGTCCGGGAGACCTTCATCAACGGATTGACCAAGAAGCGCAGAGACAAACTAACCAACCAACTAATGAAAAGCGTACAGGCCCTACGAGGACAGGGAAGCCAGAAGGAAGGCACCCCCGGCAGAGGCACAGCAGAAGCCGACCGCATGATGAAAGGCCTCGCAGACAAGGGACTCCCCAGCCTACTCGGAGACCTCCTACCAACAAAACGCATCTACCTCTACTGGGAAAACCCCAGCTGGATCATTCCAATAAATGGAAGAAATGGAAGAAATGAGGGGGATCCCCTATAACATCTTTGATGATCAAGGCCCGACGTCTTCGGGTCTTCATTCTTTACAAGCAGGGCATGAATCCCATCCAGATCTACGAGCTCCTGCACAGCGAATACGGGATGTCTCAGAATACCATTTACCGTGACATACGAGAAATGGAGATCTGGCTTCCTGAGGTAATTAAGCTAAGAGATAAGGCAGAGGAGGCCGCCGTCGACCTGCTGAGACTGTGTAAGATAGCTCAGATTCGCTTTCTCCAGCTCTCATACGTTGCCCCAACAGGCAGCGCACAAGTCGGAGCAGGTAAGGCTCTGCTGGACTCCCTTGACAGGGAGATCCACCTGAGAACGGTCACAGGACAGTTCAAACCCATCACGCAGAGCGTGGAGCTAACGTTACCTGACCTGGAGGGACTCGATGAATCCGCAGTCGGAGCTATCGTCCAGAACTTCATGGACGACGAGGCGCGAAAGCTACGTCAATCACAGTCAGAAGCTATACCGAGCACTGAAGAACGCCCTGAAGATGGGCTGGATCCCGACAGACAGGGGAAATAGACCATCCCCCAAACAGCTGCAATTCCTACTACTCCCGAACCTAGACGCCTTCTACGGAGGCGCTGCCGGGGGGGGAAAGAGCGACGCCCTCCTGATGGGGGCCGTCATGTTCTGCCACATACCTGGCTACGCGGCCATTATATTCCGCAAGACACTGCGAGACCATCAGCTCCCCGAGGGACTCATCCCCAGAGCCCACGAATGGTGGACCAACCTAGCCAAGTGGAAGGGTGACACAAACACCTTTACCTTCCCCTCGGGCGCCACCGTTACCTTCGGCTACATGGACTCACCCCTTGATCACTTCCGATACCAAAGCTCCGCCTACCAATACGCAGGCTTCGACGAGGTTCCCCAGCACAGGGAAACCCAGGTCCGGTATATGTTCAGCCGGCTCAGGAGGACCAAACGTCTGGAGCTGCAAGACGTCCCCTTGAGGATGCGAAACGCCGGCAACCCCGACGGCCCCTACGTTCAATGGGTGAAGAGAAGATACGTCGATTACAGGACAGCCATCTCCCCCTTCATCCCGGCTAGGATCCCCGACAACCCAGGCCTCGACGAGGAGTCCTACATCAAGAGCCTCATGCACCTCGAGCCTGTCACCCGAGCCCGCCTCATGGACGGAAACTGGGACATCAAAGACGTAGGAAGAATGTTCCGAAGAAGCTGGTTCACAATCCAACTATCCATCCCCTCCGGCTGCCGAGCCATCCGATACTGGGATAAAGCCGCCTCAGCGGAGAAGCCGGGCACAGACCCCTCCTACACCGCCGGCGTCCTCATGGGGACCGACGACGAGGGCCGCTTCTACATCCTCGACATCAGACACATGAGAGGCACCCCCGGAGTCGTTCAGGCCCTCATCAAGCAGACAGCTGAGTTAGACCGATTGAGGGTAGAAAGAGGAGAGCTCCGCAGCGTCCGAATCTACATGGAGCAGGAGCCCGGAAGCAGCGGTGTCGACGTCATCGACCACTACACCCGTAAGGTCCTGGTAGGCTTTCCCTTCTACCGTGACAAGGTGACGGGATCAAAAG